CGGTCCGCCTCGTCGCCCGCCGCCTGGCGCCGGCGCTCCTCCTCCGCCGCCTGCGCCGCCTCCAGGCGCTGCCGCTCCTCCATCTCCCGCCGCCGCTCGGCCAGGCACTCGCGGCTGACTTCTGCCGCGACCTGCTCGACGGCCGGCTTGCAGTAGGAGCGCAGGTTCCAGATCCGCCCGAGGTCGCGGCCGGCCATGCGCCGGATCAGCCCGGCCACCACCGCCCCGCCCTGGTCGCCGTAGGCCGCGAACGCCGCCTTGAGCACGCCAAGCAGGTCCTCCCGCCGGTCCTCGTCCAGACCCTCCAACATCCGCCTCAGCTCCCGTTCCGGCAGGCCCGACAACGCGAGCTGAACGGGCCGTTCCTGGCTTGCCCGCCCTCCGTGTGGCGGGTTCCAGGTTCCTGGTTCCTGGTGGAGGCCCGTGGACTCGCCTTGCCACGAACGTGCTTCTTCGCAAGAAGCTCTCTCTCCCGCCTCTTTCCGGAGCGGGCGGCTGGCCAGGTCGGGTCCCGGCTCGCCATGCTCGACGGGAGAGAGAGGTTCATTGAGAGGTTCAGATGGAAGGTTAGTGTCGGCTACGCCGACAACCGGTTGTCGGCTACGCCGACAGGGGGTGTCGGCTACGCCGACAACCGGCAGGCCGCCCTTTGCCTGTGTAGCACAGCCGCCCTCGGCTGTGGAGGTCGCTGCTTCGGACAGCTTCAGCCGCCAGATCGCCACGTTGTTCGGCCGCGTGCCGACCCTCCGCAGCAGCCCCTGCTGCGCGAGCTGGCGGACGATCTCCGTGACGGTCGTCCTCTGCAGTCCGGTCTCCCGCGCCACCGTCGCCTGGCTCGGCCATGCGGCCCAGCCCTCGTTGGCGTGGTAGGCGTAGGCCGTCAGCACCATCCGCTGCGTCGCCGACGCCGCCGACGTCGGCAGCGCCAGGATGCGCTTCAGCAGCTCTATCGTGGGGGGCGGCCGCCTGTCAGCCACTCATGACCTCCGTTCTTGCTGAATGAGGGCTCATTCCCGACCGAACATCAAGGCCTCTTTCGCCGGATTCCGGAAGAATCTTCTTCTCGTCATCCGCTTGCCATCGCCCGCTTTGTTCGCCCGCGCCGATCATCTCTTCTCTGCCTCGTAGCCTTCCCTGTCCGTGCGGATCCGCACGCCGGCGACCTCCACAAGGAACTCCCGCATCACGGTCCCGCTGACCCGGTAGGCCCGCGCCAGGCGCACGACCGACAGGCCAACGGAATACGCCCGCCGGATGGCCTTCACCTCGGCCTCCATCTGCCTCCACCGGACGTCGTGGGCAGGCCCCTCACCCATCATCGTGCTCCTTGTCGGCTCAGAAGGGCGGCTGTTCGCCCTGGCGCGCCGCGCAGAACGTGCAGAGCGTTGCCTCCTCGTCCGCCCAGCCGCACGTGGTGCCGTGCGCCGGGTCCAGGCAGGGCCCGTGGCCGCCGCTGGCCACGCCCCGGTCCTCCCACCGCCCGTGCGCGCTGAAGATCGAGTGGCCGCAGGTGCAGAGCGGGTGCCAGCCCTTGACGTGCTCCAGGTAGAGCGCTTCCTCCTCCGCCCGCATCGCCGCAAGCGTCCGGTCGAGGAGCGCTTCGACCTTGGCCCTCAGTGCGGCGTAGGTCTCATCGGAGCGGCTGCCCTTGCCCGGCGTAGCCGTCAGTTCCACGTCCGCGCGCAGGTTGGAGAACTCGCGCAGCGGATTGGGCACCGTCTTCCCCAGCCTCACCGTCACCGTCGTGATCTTCATGCTCAGCCTCCCTGTGCCAAGAACCGGCGCGCCATCTCCGCCACGTGGCCGCCTCCCCGGTCCAGCCTCTCAATGAGCGGCGCGTCTGGGTCGCGGATCCCGGCCGCCTGCTCCCTCTTGACGCCCAGGACGTCCGCCATCACGGGGTCCGCCCCGTCCTCCGCGATCAGGTAGTAGGCCGTGACCGGACCCGTCAGCCCATCCCTGTGCAGCCTCCCGATGCACTGCTCGTGCACGCCTGGGCTCCAGTCCAGCTCCCCGAACACAATCACATTGCATGCCTCCTGGAGGCCCTCCAGGCCCGCGCCGCTCCGCAGGCTCAGGAACAACACCTGTGCGTCGCCCTTCGTGAAGGCGTCGAACGCCTTCTGCTTCTGCAGAGGGCTCTCCGTCCCCGTGTAGTAGACGTAGCGGATGCCGGACGCCCCCAGCCGCTCCTCCCACATGCCGTAGACCTCCCGATGCCAGCCGGCCAGGACGATCCGCTGCTCGCTTTGCAGCAGGACCTGCACGAAGTCCGCCACATAGGGCGCCTTCGCGATCCCCGTCGCCTGGCGCATGAGCATGTCGAACTGCCCGCCGGCGACGTAGCGCTCCTCCTGGGTCGCGGCCGCGCGCTTCACGATGATGCGCGCCAGCTCGGCCGCGCTCTCCTTCACCTTCAGCAGCTCCCTCGCGTCGCTCTCAATGGTGTGCGGGATGCGGAGGACCGGCGGCAGCTCGCGCCCCACTTCTGCCCGCGTCCGCCGCAGCATCAGGAACTCCTCGCGCAGGAAGCTGCCGAGGGCGGCCGGCTCCCGGACGCGGGCCCCCGTCGTGGAAACGTGCGTGCACCATTCCCGCGCGAACTCCCAGTAGCTGCCCAGGCTTCCCGGCGCGAGGACGTTGAGGATGTTCCACATCTCGTCCCCGTAGTTGTAGATCGGCGTCGCGCTCAGGCCGAGGCGGTAGGCGCAGCGCGCCGCCACAGCCTCTGCCGCCTCATACTTGGCCGTCATGGGCTGGCCCTGGCGCCTGATCTCCTGGCACTCATCGAAGATGACGGAGGCCGCCCACCCCTCCAGGTAATCGCTCCAGCCGGCCAGCTTGTGGTAGTTCAATATCAGGATGTCGGGGCCCCTGCCATCCACAGTCGGCAGCTCGTATGGCTCCCCGTTCTTGATGATGTGCGACCTCAATCCCGGCGCAAATTTCCTTATCTCGTGCTCCCACTGGAACGTCAGGTGCGTCAGCGTGACTACGACGGCCGGCAGCGCGGACGGCTCGCAGAAGCTCCCGATCGCGACGGCAGTCTTGCCCAGGCCCAGGTCGTCGGCCAGCAGCAGGCTGCCGCGCGCGAGGTAGACCTCCGTCGCTTGTTTCTGGTAGTCGCGCAGGGGCAGCGCCAGGTCGAATACCTTCCCGTTGCCTTTGCCCCCCATCACATCCTCGATGCGCCGCATGGTGTCGCGGTGAAGGGCCGCCTGCGCGTGCAGGAAGGCCGGCTCGCTAACCTCGAGCGGATACCGCAGGAGAAACCATTCCAGGTCGCGGCAGTTCGAGGCCGTCGCGTCCAGGTAAATCTGGCCGGACTTCGGCACCCCCGCGAACACCCGCCGCAGCATCATCCGGACGTGCGGCTCGGCGTCGATGAGCCAGCGCTTCGGCCCCTCGATGGGGGGTGGTGGCATGAGGTGCGCTGTCCCGAACGTGCGCATCAGGCAATCCCCCCGACCCATAGGATCCGTATTGGCTTGCCGTGCAGCGAGCGCGGCATGCCCCTATGGCTCATCCTGGTGGTCACCAGCAGGACGCCGGTGACATCGCTGTTCTGGCAGTAGCGGTCTACCTGGCGCATCACCGAGGCCATGCCGCCGCCCACCTTCACCTCGATGGCGATGCGGTCCTCCGGCAGCCAGAAGTCCGGCTGGTCACTTTCCATCCGGTGCTCGCGGACACTGCTCACGCCCTCTAAGCTCAGGGCCTCGGCGATACCGTCCTGAAGCATGTGCTCCCCCTCCGCCCGGAAGCGGTAGTTACTGAGCAGCTCGGCCAGGGCCTCGACGGTCATCTGAAAAGTCCCTTCTGCTCCTGCTTCGGCCGCACGATCTCGGCCAGCGTCTGTGTCGTCGGCCAGGCGATCTCCCACAACCCGCGCGCGCCAGGACAGGGCACCGGACGCCGCAGCGCCTCCACATCGGCCAGCACCCAGCACCACGGGCCGCTCGCGTGCGGATGGTCCGCCAGCTCGGGATGCCGCGACGCCAAATCCTCGATGCGGCAACACTCCACAAGCTGCACCTTCGCCACGATGGCGCCGAAAAACATCGTCGCCGGCAGTGGCCCGTCCAACTCCTCCTCCCAGGTGGACAGCCAGGCCCGGCTCTTCCCCGCATGGATCAGCAGCGGCCCGCGGTAAGACGTCGGCCAGGTCCGGTTCTCGACGGGCTTGCGTCCGTCCGCAATGGCCCCCGCATACGGCTGGCACACCGTCAGGACCTTCATGTCGTTCTCCTACCATGTGGCACGCCCGGCTTCCACTCGTCCGCCCTCACCAGCGCGTTCCGGCTCACCACTTCGAGCTGGCCGTTGTCCACAAACTCGACCACGGCGCTGTTCCGCTTCAGGCGGGTCACCACCTTACATTGCCTCCCATACAGGTCGTTCCGCTTCGCGTTGTTCCGCCACCGGAACACGTAGATCCTCAGGGACTCCCCGGCCGGCGCTCGCCTCCTCCCCGTCATGCCTCACCACCCTCCTGGCGCTCCGAGCGCCTTCCCTCTGTGCCCTCTGTGCTCCCCGCCTCACGGCCGGCGGGCAAATCTGTGGTGAGCCAGCCTTCCGGCAACTGCCGCACCCGCACGTCCGCCGGCCACTCGCTCGGGGCGTGGCTCACCCGGCCGCCGTAGGTCTCGACCATCATCTGCACATATCCGTCACTGAGCTCGATCTGCTTGACGAAGCACGGCACCCGCGCCTGCCGGCACTGCCGCACCACGTCCCGCACCCACTCCAGCCGCGTCGGCCGCCGGCCCGGGCCGGACTCGCAACCGACGATCACCCAGCCAATCAGCGCCCGACGTCCGACGATGTGGTCAAGGCGCAGCGGCCCCAACAGCGGCTCGCAGCTCACGAACCGCATCGCCGCCGGCATGTCCAGCAGCGCCGGAATGCGCGCGTCCGCCTGCTCCTGGTTCTCGGCCGTCGCGCCCAGGGCCACGTTCGGCAGGTAGTCTCCCCCGCCCAGCTCGCGGCACGGCGTGTCCCTGGTGACCTCGTAGAGTCCCGACTCGATCCTCTCCGCCCGCTTCGTGAGCACGAGGAAGCGGTGCTGAGGACATGCCGACATGACGTCCAGCGCCCTGTCAATGAAGCCGTGCGGGACGGCCACATGGAACAGGTCCGTCCAGATCGCCCAGACGGTCGATTTGCGCACGTGCAACGGCAGGTCGAGCAGCTCCTCCCGCAGGCGCACCTCCCCCGTCCACTCTCCCTGTGCCGTGCCACCCGTCGGGCGGGTCAGGTCCTTGTAGAAGGGCTTCTCTCGGAACCGCCAGGCCTCCCGCTCGGCCCAGCAGTGCGCGCACCCCGCCGATGCGTGCGTGCACCCGCCGACCAGGTTCCACGCCCGCCCCCAGTACACCCCCCGCGCCAGCCGATCCGCCCCGATCATGTCCACCGCGCTTGCCATCCGACCAGTCATCGCAGTAACTCCCCGAACAAGAGCCAATCGACCAGCGGGGCCACGGCCGCGCGCCAGAACGCCGCCAGGACCGGCCTCGCCACGCGCCACCAGGCCCGCCGATCGATCCAGTCGACCAGGTCCATCACCCCGATGCCCGTCTGCCCGCTCAGCTCCGGCATGTCCCTCTCCCCGGCCCCGGACAGCACGGCGACCCGCGCAGCGTCCCGTGCGGCACCGCCTCTCCCGTCGCCCTGCCTTCGCCGTCAACCAGGCCTGCCCTGAGCGGAGTCGAAGGGAACCCGGAACCAGGAACCCGGGACCCCTTTGCCTCCCCCGCCGCCCGCCTCAGCTCTGCCTCGATGGCGGCCACGGCCACCGCCGCCAGTTTCACGTACCCCGTGATTGGCTCGCGGCCATGCTCCATGTCCGCCTCCAGGCAGACCATCTCACAGTCGATCAGGCAGAGCCAATCGCGCGGCGTGTGCTCGTCGTCGTGCTCCGCCGTGAACCCCTTCTTCTCCTCCACCTGCTTGCGCCGCTCGTCTCGCAGAAAGCCCACCGCCAGGTCGAACGCCGTAGGCGCCCGGCGCCTTGCGACTGGGGGTAAGGCCACTGCGGACTCGCCCGATCCGCCGCAGGCCAGACAGGGGATCGGCCGCACCAGGCCCGAGCGCACCGCCGCATCGCTCCCCGCCGGCAGCTGCTCCCATAGTGACCAGGGCTCATGCTGATCCGTATTCGCCACCTGCCCTTCGCCTTCGCACTTCGTGCACTTGGCCATCAGTACCCTGCCTTTCGTTTTCCTACCCCGCACGCGGGGTTCGGGGGGCACGCTGCCCCCCGAGGTGTTGCCTCAGAAAAGACTTGCCGTCGCGCCGCGGCGCCGCGCAGCGTCTCGCTGGGCCCGGATCGCCCAGGCCGGATCGGTCAGCAGCCCGTAGCGCATCAGCTCCATCACATCCGCGCGCAGGCGGTAGACGCCGATGACGCGGCCGGCCGGCGTCTTCCCCTCCTCCGTCCATGTCACGCAGGTCTCCGGCTCGGCAACGCCAAGGGAGCCGAGCCAGCGCCGCGCCGACTCCGCCCCGTTGTTCGGGTGCATGCGATCGGTGGCCGTGACGTACTCCCGGCCCGTCCCCGAGCCGCCCGCCCGCCAGATCCAGGCCAGGAAGTCCCGCGCCTCCGGCTCCGACCAATGCATGGTCCCTCGGGGACCCGCGTCCATGGGCACGTCAACGGCTGGTTCCTGGTTCATGGTTCCTCGTTTCTGGTTGGCGCCTTGCCCTTGCGTCCAAGGCTCTTCGCCGGCGCCGTTGACTTGCCCGCCATCCGTGTGGAGGGCTTGCCCCCTGCGGACGCGGCCGGGCCGCGCGGCGTGCCATCGGCATTGAGCTTGGCCCAGCCCTTCGGCTCCGGGATCTCGTCGCACACCCGCTTCCACAGCCCCTTGCCGTCGACGCCCAGGTAGGCGGCCAGGTCGCGCGCCTCCGGCAGCCGGCTGCTCGCGCCTCTCACGTCGTAGAACTTCACCCGGCTACGCAGCTCTGGCTTGATGCGGGCCCACAGCATCGCCCGGGCCTCGACGCACTCCTCGCCCCGGTCCGCCTCCTTCTCAAAGGCCTCCCAGGTCTCGGGCGTCATCCTGCCGCCGGGCTGCATCGTCCCGAACGTCGCCGCCAGGCGCACCAGCTCGGCGCAGCTGCGCGGCTTCTCGTCGTCGTGGAGGGCCGTGACCACGATCTCGATGAAGCGCTTCGCGCGCTTCGCCTCGAGCTGCTCTCGCCGCGCAGAGAGCGGGGTGGGGCCCGGGCTCGACGGCAGCCGCGACGCCATCTGCCGGTTGGTCAGCGCGTAGAACACCTCGCCGGCGCCGGCGCCGTCGACGCGCAGGCACGGGCGCGCGCCTTCGACGTTCCGCTTGCACTTCTTCACCTGGTAGTTCTCGACGACCTGCGACTTGCCCGCCAGCTTCGGCACGCGGGAGTTGTACTGGTCCTTGACCAGCACGATCTTGACGTCCTTGCCGTGCGCCTCGCGGATCTCGGCCGCCTTCCGCTCCACCCATGCCTGCTGCTTGCGCTCCCAGCAGGAGGGGTCCAGGCAGCGGTCGCCGGCGGCGTCCCCCTGCAGCTCGGCAAAGAGCAGGGGCCTGGCGGCCGACCGCTTGGTGCACTCCGCGCAGGCCCCGGCCTCCGCGATCAGCTCGGCGTCCTTCGGGCTCCATTGCGCCGTGGCCAGCTTGCGAAGGTGCCCCGAGATCTCCTTCTCCAGCGCGGCGCGCGTGGGGATGTCGTCGCTCATCCATCGGCGGGCGTGCGGTTCGAGGACCTTCGCCTGGACTTCGGGCTCGTTCCGGGCGATCAGCTCGAGGTGGCCGACCGGCCACTCGGCCAGGTGCTCGGAGTGGAGCCGGTTCCCCGGCGTGGCCGATCCGGGCGCGTCCAGGTCCCCGAACAGCGCTTCGTAGATCTCTTCGATCTCGTCGGCATCCGCCTCCGCCAGGCCGTCCCGCTCGTCGGGAGCGAAGTCGCCGGGGTACTCGAGCACGTGCGCCAGCAGCTTCGCCCGCATCGCGTCCACGCTCGACTTGGGAGGCGGCTCGCACAGCAGCGCCGCCTGCCATGCCGGCGTCAGGTTCCCCAGCGCCGCGCGCCGGGCGACCCACGACGGGCTCTTGCCCAGCTGCGCCGCGATGGTCTCGATCTCCCAGCCCTTGCCCTGCATCGCCCGGATCGCCTCGCTCTGCTCGAACGGCGTCAGGTCTTCCCGTTGCAGGTTCTCGATGACCGTGATGCGGAACGCCTGCTCATCGTCCAGATCGCGCACCACGGCCGGGATCTCTGCGCGCTTCGCCCGGCGCGAGGCCTCCAGCCGGCGGCTGCCGGCCAGCAGCTCCCACTTGCCCTTCTTCTTCGGGTGCGGCCGCACGATCACCGGCTCGCACACGCCGACCTCCCGCACGCTGGCCGTCAGCTCGAGCATCGCCGCCTCATTCCGCACGTGGCGCGGGTTGACAGGCGACTCGACCACGTCCTTCACGGCCAGCATCCTGGCGTCCAGCACCTCCGGCTTCACCTCGACCTCTGTAGTCATCTATAGCCTCCCTGCCGGCTGGGCCGGCTGCCTTCGTGGTAGATCAACGTCTTGCCCCGCACACTGGCGGCCGGGCCGCCCTCATGCGCCCTCCTTCGCATCCACCTCCGGGTCGAACTGGTGCAGCGCATCGGCGAGCGCCTGCTCCAGCAGCTCCACCACGTCTCCCTCCATGCGCAGGGTCGCCGACCCCGCGTCCGGAAAGAGCATCTGCTGTCGGCCGCTCAGCGCGTAGCCGCACGCCTTGCGCGTCAGGGTTGTGTATTCCTTCTGCAGCTCCCCGCAGCGCTTGACGTAGGCCGCGAACCCCTCCTTCACCGTCATCAGCCGGTGCAGGAGCGTGGCGCCGTCCGCGATCCGCTCCCGTGTCGAGATCGATACGTCCTCGATCCGGCTATCGGAGGCCGCCGCCTCTCGCTCTGCCGCCGGGTCCACCACGCCGACCTCCGCCTTCTTCGCCATTGCCACGAGCTCCTTTCCCGACAGCTTGCTGATAGCCTTGAACTGCTTGCCCGTCATCGTGACGGATCGCGCCGGGTGTCCCGGCCGCGCCGGAGTGCTCAAAGTGACTTGGTCAACCCCATCCAGTCCGCTCATAGCCTTCCTCTGTGCCCTCTGTGATCTGTGTGGTGAGCGCCTTGCCTAAGCCGCCGTGCCCGCGGTGTCGGCCCGCTCCTTCTCGATCTGCTGGAGCTTGGCCCGCACCTCGATGTAGGCGCGGCGCAGCTCGCGGGAGTCCTTGTTGTGCTTCTCCAGCAGCTTGCCCATCTCCAGCAGGAGGCTGGCCGTCTGCCGCAGCGTCAGGCTCTCCTCCTCCAGGAAGCGGCGGAACATCACGAGCACCTCGGACGGCAGCTGGCCGTCGGCGACGTCGCCCGGGCCTGCCTCCGCCGGCGCCTCCTCAACCCGGTAGCGGGCCGTTCCCACGGCGTACTCGAACGTCGCCTCAGCCGCGTCCTGTGCCTCGGCCTCACCCTGCCCGTGCGCCTTCATCAGGTGGTTCACGAGCCGCCCCCTGGTGGCGAACAGCTTCGGACAGTCCTCCACTCCGCAGACTACCTGCACCTTGCCATTACTCCCCATTCCGTGCTCCTTTCATTTCAGCAGCCATGCCACGCAGAGCGCCCCGATGCGCAGCGCGCACCGTTGGGCCTCGTCTATGGGCTGCTGCTCGAAGTCCAGCGTCTCCGGCGTCTGGTCCCAGACCAGGCACCAGAACTCCTCCGCCGTGGCCGGCCGCTCCGGCAGCCGCCCCACCTCCTGGCGCACCCGCTCCAGCACGTCCGTCACCGCCGACTCCCTGCGCGCCCGCGCCGCATCGCTCGCCGTCATGGCCTCTCCTTCCCCGTGGGGACATCGCGCAGCTCCCTGGCCAGGGCATCCAGCTGCCCCTTTACCGCCTCCGCCGTGGCCCGACTGACACGCCACCCCCGCCCCTTGCGCCCGACCGTGCGCGCGGGCACGACGCCGGCAGACAGGAGCGCGAGCATCCCCGTGTAGCTGATCCCGGCGACGCGCCCAGCCTCTTCAGCCGTCAACGCATCGTCCTCCGGCTGAGGCGGGCAAAGCTCCGTGCGGATGCAGTCCAACTCCCGCATGAATCGAGCCTCGGTCTGCCGGTGCATCGCCCGGAGTTCTTGCAGAAACGCGGCGCCCACAGCCTCCAGCCGCTCCGGCATGTCTGTCCCGTTGGTCATGTCCCCTCCCCGTGGAAGAACTTCTCCAGCAGCCGCCATCCCGCCTGCTCGTGTCCCGCCCGCGCCAGGAGGCTGAAGACGAAGCAGAGCAGCGGCGCCCCCACCGCGACCAGCGCGTAGCGCCCAGCCGCCACGGGCACCGCCCCGACCAGCCCGAAGAACTCCCCCAGATGCCGCGCCACCTCCGCCCGCCCCTCGTTCATCGGCCGCTCCTATCCGGGCAGAGCACGACCAGCCGCCCGCACGTCGGGCAGACCCCCTGGCCGAACGCGCCCGGCAGCGCCGAGGCGATCAGGTTCACCAGCTCCCCGCATCCGCAGAGCACCAGCGACTGGCGGCAAGGCGAGGTCTGGATCTCCGCCACCACCCGCCCGGGCGCCGGCGTGCGCTCCGCAGGCTCGACAGCCGGAGGCAGCATGTTCATCGGCCAGCCTCCTTGCTCGCCTCGGCCTCGGCGCGGGCCTTCTCCTCCCGCCGCTGCGCATCGCCCTTCCGCTCCTCCATCATGGCCAGCCAGCGCTTGTGCTCCGCCCGGTCGAGGACCAGGGCGGTCCCCATCCTCTCCGTCACGCCGAGATCGAGCACCATCCGGTAGACGGCGCCGTAGCGCAGGGGCAGGCCCATTGCCCGCGTCTCCTCCATCAGATCCCCGATAGTCCACAGGCTCTTCGTCCGGTCCATTGCGCCGACCCTCCGCCAAAAGAAAAGGGGCACCCAGCCCGCAACGTCGCGGGGTGAGTGCCCCATCGTCTCGGCACGCCGAGGTCCTATATTATGTTGCACCCACAGAAGCACCTTTTACCACAGGTAGCACCCCCGTGTCAATAGCTCTTCACGAATTTTCTCCCGCGGCCCAGGTTGAGGCGCCGGAACGCCCATTGCTCTGCCCCCGGCGGCTCAATATGACACGACCGCCGCCGCCGGGCGTTGCCCCATCCCGACAGACCGTGTTGTTCCCTCTCGACTACGCCTGGCTCCTCGTCTGGTGCGATCCCTCCGAACGGCGATCTCCCGGACCGAACGGCCACCGCAACGGCGCCGCCGTCTGGCACGAGGACTGGCGTTTCGTGCGTCCGGCCGACGCCGAGATGGCATGGCTGGCGGGCAAAGGTTGGCGCGTCCACCTGTTCCAGGTCGACCCGCGCGCAGGCATCATCCACAGGGGCGAGGTCCGCGTCAACCGAGATGGCCATCCCCGACTGGTCGGCGGCCTGTCGGTGTTGCGGGCGAAAAGACCTCTTGACGACCGCCGCGACCCGCAGTAGGATGACGGCATGCGAATAGGCAACCTCCTCGGGATCCTGGCGGCGGCGTGCGCCGGCTCGTTCCTGGCCACCGAGTTGACCTACCAGCGCCGCCCCTCGCTCATCATCCTCGGCGTGGCCGTGCTCTTGACGGCCCTCGGTGTTTCCGTGACAGGGCTCAAACGCGACTGACAGGAGGGAGACCCATCCATGACCCTGAAGAACTGCCGGGAATGCGGCGGCCAGGTCGGCAGCGGCGCGGCCAAGTGCCCGCACTGCGGCACCTCGAATCCGGCCATGAGCAAGAGGGAGCACCAGGTCACTTCGGCCATCGTGGCCGTGTTGGTCCTAGCCCTCGTCGGCGTTCCGACCGTGCTCATCTGGCGGGGCTGCGGCGCCCTCCTTGCGCCATCCCCTCCCCCGACGCCGGAGCAGGCCGCGGCAAGGGCAGAGTTGCGGGATCAGGCAGTGGCCCTGCTTTCCCAGGCCCAGGCGCAAGGCGCAATCGCCCGGTGGGACGTGGACGCCGGCAAAGTCTGGATGGAACCCGCCGTCTGGGCCGCCATGGATCGCGACGGGAAGGCCGACGTGCTGTGCGGCCTGGGCACCACGATGGAGGCTGCACGCGGTCTGCCCTTCGTGCGGGTCCTCTCCTACCGCGACGACTCGATCCTCGGCGAGTTTGACGGGGCCAGCCCGCGGATCGTCAAGTAGGCGGCGCCGGCTACTCCTCCAAGTCGGCGAACGTGTCCATCGCGTCCAGAACGTCGTCCTCGGTCGCGTGCAGATACTGCTCCGTCGTCGCCAGGTTCTCGTGGCCCAACATCACCTGCAGTTTCCGCACGTCGACCCCCCGCCGCAGCGTCTCCGTAGCGAAGGTGTGCCGGAAGGCGTGCGGGTGAACCCGCTCGGGCCGCTCGACGCCGGCCTTCTCGGCCAGGCGCCGGACGAGCTGCCGCAGGTAACGGCCGTCCAACTGGCCGCCGGCCAGGGTGCAGAAGAAAAACTCCGCCCCACGGTGACGCCTGCCGTCCCAGGCCTCCATCCACGGCATGACCACCTGCGGGATGCGTAACGGGCGGTCCTTCCCCCCTTTCCCGCCACGCACCATGAGCTTGCGGCTCCGCCAGCCGATGTCCGTCCGGCGGATGTTGCAGACCTCGCTGTTGCGGAGCCCCATGAGGTGGAGCACTTCGAGGACCGCCCTGTTCCGCAGTCCGGTCGGACACCGGGTGTTCGGAACCGCTTTCAGGGCCGCGACTTCGGACGGCTGGAGCCATGCCGGAAGCTTGCGTTTCCGCGCCATCGAAAAGCCCTCCTAAAGGCTACCGAAAATCCCCGCGCCCGGCCTTCGGCCCCGGCCTGGTGCGTCGTAACTGCCGGTGTATCATGGCGTTAGGGCCTATTCTGGCCTCTTTCTGGGGAGCGTACCCGCTACCGGAAAGAGTGATTAGCGGTAGTGTATCAGATAGCCGTCCACGGCGTCAACGAAAAACGGTAGCCTATTTCACCCCTCCCGGCGCCGCCCCGGAATTTCTCAGAAATCCGCCCGGAATTCCGCTTTCCCCGCTTGACAGCCCATATACACGGGGTATAATAAGGACATGATTACGAGGGACCAACGGACCAGTACGGAGGGTGGGACGATGGAGAGCTATTGCGACGTAACCGTGCGCCGGCCAGACGGACTGGTGGAGACGGTGCGGCATCCGCACATCCGGCACATGACCGAGCCGGCGTGGCGGCAGGTCGTCGCGGACACCCAGGCCGCCGGTCGCGGGACGCCCCTGAGCTACCGGAACGTGACCCTGCCGCCGCGCGAGCCGGACCCGCAGGTGCAGTGTGATCGCTGCCATGCCACCATCGCCCGTGCCACGGCCTACCATCAGCAGGAGTGGGCTGCCTGGGGCGCCGGACAAGTCCGCGTCACCGCCTACTACTGCGCGGCCTGTCACAGCCTCCTGACGCAGATCGGAGCTGGCGACGTGACCGCGATGGATGATCGGGCGGCCGGGCGGCCGGACAACACCCCGTATACCAAGCAGGACTAACCGGCCCGCAAGGGCCGCAACTTGCCCGCCTCTGGCGGGCTGGAGGGCAGGACGATGGACAGCGACCAGCCGGCGCGGGATCTGCTGCTGCACCACGAGTGGCTGCCCTGGCAGATGACGCCGGACGGCGAGGAGTGGCACCGGAGCGGTCAGGTCGTCATACTGCCGCCCGCGGCGAGTGTCGAGGACGCCGCCCGCCTCCTCGGTGTCCGCTCGCCCCGGACGCTCCGGCCGCGCCGCCCCGCCGCTGCGCGCGAGCAGCGCGAGGCTGGACACGAGTCCCGCCACGCCAGGCCATCCGGTAGCGGCCTGCTGGCGGCCGTGGTCCGTCTGGCTCGCCTGCACGGACAGGTTGTCGGCGAGTCCGACGGGGCGGTCTATGTGATCCTGGACAGCGGATCGGTCGTCCGCATCGCCGACCACGTCCGCACGCGCTGGCAGCGCGCGGCCTACATGGACCGGACGCGGCCGGATGTGACCATTCTTCTCGCCAGCCCGGACACGATGGCCGATCTACCGAGCAGCAATGATCGTGGATGGACCCAGCCGGACGTGTTGCTTGCACACCGTAGCGGCAGCCGCCGGACGACGACCGCCCGCCTGCTCCGCAACACATTGGCCGGCGCCCTGCGCGCCGGCCGCAGATAGGAGGGACGCACGATGGCTAAGACGCAACTGGTGCGGTGGACGCATAACGGGTTTCACGGCCTAGCCAACCTGGCGGCGCGCGTCCCGGCCGACGCCCAGGCGGGGGATGAGGTCCGCGTCTCGGCGCGCGTCGCGCGGAGCCTCAACCGCGCGGTCTGCGGGATGGCCACCTGCTGCTGTGGCGAGCACGTCTGCGGGCAGGTCGCCTGGTATCCGCCGGAGGACGTGTGGCTGCTGACCGTACCGCACGACGGCGACGAGCAGCGCGGGTATTATGCGCAGGACTAACCGGCCTACGGGTCCCAACGGAGGGTAGGACGATGATTGATGATCTGGTAGTCCGAGCCGAGGAGGCCCGCAAGCGGCGGGCGCCGTTGTCCCAGGAGGCCGCCGCCCGGCAGGTCGGCGTCAGCCTCGGGACCTGGAACGCCTGGAAGCAGGGCCGCATGCGGCCGACCGGCCTAAGCCGCCGGGCGCTCGAAGCCTGGATCGCCGCCCCCGCACCGGCGCCCCGGCCGTAGTCCGACGGAGCGTGCGGCCGGGCGCTGGTGAGGCTTGCCAGCGCCGGCCGCGCGACCGGGCCGTGGGAGGCAGGACCCGGCCGCTCTCTTTCCATGCACACGGGCGGCTCGGCCGCCCGCCGTCGACTTACCCTGCACGCAGGCGGCCGGGCCGCCCGCCGTTGACTTACCCCGCACGCAGGCGGCTGGGCCGCCTCAGACGACCTGCGCGGTGAGCTCGGGCGTCGCCGGCACGTCGCTGTCCGCCGTGGCGTAGACCACCCCGAGGTTCTGGGTCTCGACCCCGTCCGGCCAGGCCGCCGTGGCGATGCGCACGCCGAATCGGTAGGTCACCCCGTCCGTCAGCGCGCCGCTGGTCCAGGCATAGGCCGCCTCCGACGTAGGACCGTCCATCAGGACGGTGTCCAGCGGTGTGTCCCAGTCCACCGTGCCCGTGCCGGAGTCGCCGTAGACGCGCGCCTCGTAGGCCGCGCCGGTGCCCGGCGGGGCCTCCTTCCAGGGCCGGTAGAGCCAGCCGACCTCGATCTTCCCGCCCGACGCGGCCACGGCGCAGACGGAGTCCGGCTCGACGGGCGCGGCCACGAGCAGGCCGGCGGTGAAGGTCAGGCTGATCGTCCGGCTGATGTTCGCCTCTTCGTTGCCGTCGGCGTCCACGGCCCGGACGTTCACGATCCACTGCCCGGTCTCGTCCGTGAAGACCTTCGTCCACGTGAGGCCGGCGGACTCCTGCACCGGCGCGGCCGTCAGTTCGAGCAGTTCGTCGCCGGCGCTGGAGCGGACGCGGTAGCTGGCCACGTCGGCGCTCGGACTGGCCGTCCAGGACACCACAAGCGTCTGCGTCTCCCCGTCCCATTCGTAGTCCAGCCCGCTCGGCGGGTCGGGCATCGAGGAGATGGTGACGCTCTGCGTGTTGCCCGTCGCCTCGTCGCCCTCCTCGTCCTCGGCCACCGCCCGGTAGTCGTAGTCCCCGTCGTCGAGCGGCCCGTCCCGGTAGCTGTCCCCGAGGATCGCGGCGATCTCGCCCCAGCTCCCGCCGCTCGGCCGCCGCTCGATGTGGTGGAGGACGGGGTCTCCGCTGACGGTCAGCAGCACTTCGTCGCGCGGCGTCGGCAGGGGCGTGAACAGCTCGGCGTAGGCCACCAGGATGCCACGCGCTACAACATCGGCCGCCAGGTCGACGTAGCCCTCCGCGCTCTCCGCCGCGAGCGCGCCGTCGATGACAACGTAGACGGTGCCCCCCATCGCCCAGCTCAGGCGCCGCAGAGTCGAGACCGGCACGGAGAGCAGCAGGGCAACCTCGACGTGGCCCTCCGCGTCACCCGGCACCTGCGCCTGCACGCCGCCGTCCACGTCGGCGCTCACCGCCTCGGAGTCCTCCTGCCCGGACGGATCGCCCGGCGCCTGCACCTGCACGCCCCCGTCCACGTCGGCCGCGTGCGCCTGCGTCCCGCCGGCCGCGCCCGGCGCCTGCAGCTGCACGCCCCCGTCCACGTCGGCCGCGTGCGCCTGCGTCCCGCCGGCCTGGCCGGGCACCTGCAGCTGCACGCCGCCGTCCACGTCGGCGCTGACCTCCCCGGAGTCCTCCTGCCCGGACGGATCGCCCGGCGCCTGCGCCTGCACGCCGCCGTCGACGTCGGCCGCGTGCGCTTGCGTCCCGCTGGCCGCGCCCGGCGCCTGCACCTGCACGCCGCCATCCACGTCGGCCGCGTGCGCCTGCGTCCCCGCGACCGCTCCGGGGACCTGCAGCTGCACGCCGCCGTCCACGTCGGCCTCATAGCTCTCGCCCTCGACCGCCGCAACCGTCACCCGCGCCGGCCCGGCCTCGATGCCGACCCCGCCGCCTATCGGAATGACGCTGATGAACCGCACCTGCCCGGCGTTGACCGCCGTCTGGTCCATGTGCAGGCCGCTGAACGTCGCGTAGACCCAGCCGTAACTCGTGTCAGGGTCCAGGTCCTGGGCCGCCTGCCAGGAGGCGCCGTCGTAAAGTTGAATCTGGATGTTGTCCCCGCCCGCCCCCGAGGCGTAGCAGTTGACGGGGAACATGATCTCGGTGGCCTCCGTGCCGGCCGGGAGCGTGAACGTCTCCAGCGTCATCTCGACGACCTGGCCGTTGCTGTTGGACGTCAGCGATGTGCCCGCTGCGAAGTTTGGCACGTCCGGCGGGTAGATGTCAGGCTCCAGGCACTCCCAGGACGTGGCTGCACCGTTCTTGGTCCACTGCCCCGTCGCCCCGTCGCCGTCTACGTCGAGGTAGTAGTGCCCCGTGTGCTGGAGGTCCAGATTGGAACTCACGAGCGTCATCGTGGCATTGAGGTTGTAGTCGACCGATCTGAGCGGGAAGACATACCGGTAGGTCCGCTCGCGTACGACGGTGACCGTCAGGGCATCGACGAGCACGGTCCGGTCGGAGTCCGAGTAGGCGTCCAGTCCGGCCGTGCTGCCGTCCTTCCACGCTGCGGGATAGTAGTCCGTGTTATTGGTCGGCCCGGACCAGCGGTCGTATGTGTCCGTTTCCTCGTTGCGCAGGTCGGCGCGGTAGGTGCTGCCCGCCAGCGAGTAGACCTGGAAGTCGAGGGCCTGGCTGGAGTTGAGCTTCCAGTAGTTCGATGTGTTGACGACGTTCGAGACGGCCCAGGAGCAGCAGGCGCTGTTCTGGGCTATCCACGTCGGCTTGAAGTGCAGACGATGCAGAAAGTTTGTCAGCGCCCCGGCACCCTTGTCGTCGTAGAGGGCCGAGTCCTCGTTGCGGTTGATGCCCGTCGCCGTGACGGTGTTGGTGGCCGCCGTCACGCAGCCTGTCTCGTCGACCTCCGTGTAGGACGTGAAGACCTCCAGCGGATCGGGCGGCAACTCCGCGATAGCGCGGAAGGCGTCCAGGTCCACGCCGATGGCAGACTTCAGGTCCGCGTCCCGCTGCGCGGATTTTCCTTCCGCCTTCGCCAGTTCCAGGGCCGGGTCGGCGTAGTCATCCTTGGTGCCCTTCCAGTCTGGCGTAGCGACGGCCGGCCGCAGGGCGAGGATGTCAGCCTGGGCGCGCCGCAGATGCCGCATACACTCCGCACGGAAGGCCACCGCCTCCGGCCCCAAGTCCCCCGCCCGCGTGTTGTGCTTCAGGCGCAGTGCCTCGAAGACCCCGTAGGCGTAGCGGTAGCGCTCGGCGGCGCTGACCTTCTCCGCCGGGTAGGCCAGATGGGCTGCTACGTCAGCCATCGCTCAGTGCCTTTGCTGGTCACGCCGGGTCGCGGATCTCGTCCACCTTCGTCTCGTTCACCGTCGCCGTGTTCCCGCTCGTCACGGATTGCGCGCCGTAGATCAGGATGCCGTCAGCCGTCGCGCTGGCCAGGGCCTCCTCCACCACGACCGCCGTGCTCGGAGCGCCGTAGCTCGAACTGACCACGATGTAGACGCCGTCGTTGCCCGTCGAGTCGCGCACCGTCACAACCTTCCCCTCAATGCAGACGGCGGACACGTCGCCCGTCACCGTGATCGTCTTGGTGCCCTGGTCGATGGCCGTGATCGGCGCGTTCGACAGCGGCAGGGCGGCCACCAGCACGCTGCCGGCTGCCTTCGTCAGCGCGATGTAGTCCCATGCGCCGGTCACGTCCACGGCGACGCCGGCCACCGCGGCCATCGTGGTCTTGCGCCCCGAGACGTCGCCGTTCGCCTGGGTGAACGCGCCGGGGCTGTCGTCGCCCAGCTTCTTGCCGCCGCTGCCCTTGGCCGTGGTGGCCTCGGCATAGCTGGCCGGCATGTCCTCGCAGAGCGAGAGGCCGTCAGCGGTCTCGATCACGTCCAGCGCGGCGTCCATCACAGAATCGTCGAACATCTTGGTCACCATCGGTCAGTCCCTCCGAAACACGTCAGTGTTTCGCCACGGCGTAGTTCGCCGCACGGCGAACGAAGCCGGGCCTCTGTTTGTTAGTTGAGACTTGCCCGCCTCTGGCGGGGTTGTCAGTTGTCAGTTGTCACTTTCGGTCATCGCACGTCGCACATTCGGTCGGCTGGATCTCGCGCCGGCCGCCATCCCGGCCGCAGATGAACTCCCAGTCGCAGCAGCCGCCACCGGGCAGCACCGTCAGGTGCGCGCAGGCCGGCCGGTCCGGCCTCTGTCCCCGCGCCGAGGCGACTGCCTCGGCTGTAAGCGCCGCTTGCGGCGCGGCATAGTCCCCCCGCTTGACCCCATCCGGCGAATGGCCGATGCGCAGGCCGTGAGGGCACACCTCCGGTGCCCCTTGCGCCTTCCGCCACGCCGCGCTGTTGCGGCACTGGAGCGCGAATCGCATGCCTTGGCAACTCGCGCAGGTCATGTCAGGCTCACCACGCATGTCGCGTTTGCTATATTAGCACATGAGTCTGTATCCGTACATCCCACGGGCCAACAGGTTGTTACTGAGTAGTCATCCGAAGGCGCGCAGGTGTTACCCGTACTGTCGCTTTGCCAGAGAATCAGGCAATCAAGTGGGTTGTCTCCTTCGTTCCTCTTGACAAGCCAGATCCTCCAACGATTGTTCCCGCCAGCCCAATAGAGCCGAATGTAAGGTCCGGGGATAAGTGCATATGTTGGGTCGTCATACCACTCGCACCCCGTGTACCACGTAAGGGTGTGCTTGCCATTCCACGGCGCGAAGTCCCCTTCCAGGTTAGCAAACGTCACATACAGCGTATCCGGTATCGGCGGGGCGCACCCGTTGCACGGCGTCCTGCAGCCGAGATTCATCTCGCCCACAGCATCCACCACGGCGTCCAGGCAACCGCTAAAGTCCTCAGCATGGAAGACATAACCGCCGTTGTACTCCTCGCACTCCGTGATCGCCTCGATGGTTTCTTCGATGGCCTGGATCACGTCGGCCACACACCCATGCTCCGTAGCCACAGGCGACAGGGCGCACCCGCGCGTGGTGTAGCAATCCACGACTACGTTCACCTCCGCGATCAGATTCGCCACTGCTGTCTCAACGCAACCCATCTCAGACCTCGTAGCACTCGGTCGTGAAGTCGATGACGGGTTCGCCATTCGCGTCCACGGTCAACCCGATGAAGCCGATCTTGGCCGTGGCCGGAATGTCGATGCTGTCGGCAGCCAGGCCTCCGTTCAAGCTGAGACGACGGACCACGCCGCCACCCCCCGGATGAAAGTACAGGCTGCCGTTGCTGAGACGCAGGACCTGGCCCAGGTCGCCCTCGGCCGGAACGGCGTCCGGATCGTACAGCACGCCCGCCAGCTCCGTGCCGCTCGCCGGGTCCCCGTCCTCGTCCGGCATCGCCACGCTGCATCCGCCCCCCTCCACGCTCACGACCATGTAGAGTCGGCCGAAGGCGCTCTGCACCAGGGGCATCTCCCCCCTGCGCAGTCCGGTCGGCCGGGCGGACAACTCCCCGCGCCGGAACGCCTGCAGCAGGTCCAGCACGTCCCGCACCATGCGCGGTGTCAGTCGCGTGATCATCGCAGGCTCAGCCTCAGTCCCGACCAGTCCGCCACGGGCTTGGTGTTGAAGTAGAGCCAGATGGTGGCCGCGCCCTTGTCGAGCGCCGCCGTGCCGTCAGAGGTCAGCGGGACGGGCTCGCTGAGCGGCTCGCCCCTGGCCTGAAGGTTGACCAGTTCCCATCCGCCGTCGACCTCTTGCCAGACGCGCCGGCCCAGGTTGGCCACCCGGCGCGACCAGCCGATGTAGCCGCTGGACGGCGCGTTCAGGGCCGTCTCCCCCGTCGGCTGCCGCAGGTGGTTGAACACGATTTCGAACTCCTCCCGCCAGTAGCGCAGGCCCGGCGTGATGATCTTGCTCGCGCGCAGGTCCTTCATCCACAGGCATTCGGGCGGGGCATCGAGGGTCGGCATCTGGTTGACGCTGTTGCGGTAGCGCGCCGTCGCGGTGTAGCTGTGGCTGGAGACGTTCCGGCCGATCCGCAGCACCGTCAGCAGAATGTCCTCCTCCACCTCGATGGGGTCCCCGGCCGTGTTCGCGATCAGCGTCCCGTTGCGGTCGTACTCGAGCAGCTCCCTGAGCGAGATCGAGTCGTCCGACACGTCGGGCGGTTCGTTCAGCGGGTCCTCGCTCTGCGGGCCCGTCGCGTACTGGCACGTGACGGTCCAGAGCGTGAAGGGACTGACCGGCTCGGGGTGTATCTGGGTGCACCGCAGCCAGGGCTCGGTGGCGGACCACGACTCGTAGAGCCTGGCGACAGTCGTGGCGCCGGCCGCCGCGATCGGCGCATCGTCGATGCCGTCCGCGCCGTCCAGCAGCACGGTCCACCGCTTCTGCGCGGTCGCGCCCTCCGGCGTGTAGACCGGACCGACCGTCCCCTTCGGGTCGCGCTTGACGTTCACGACGCTCATCGGGGCCTCCCTCAGTAGACGGGCGCGGGTTCCCATCCCCCGCCTGTCTGGGGCTTCGTGTTCTCTTCGGTCGTGGCGGTGTGCTGCTCGATCTTCTCGAGTGCGGCCACCATCCGCTTGCTGAGTTCAACCTGCCGCGCCATCGGGTCCTGGCCGGGTGCGCGCAGGGCCAGCAGGGACTCCAGCGCCTTCAGCGGCCGGTAGGCGGCGGCCTTGCCGGCCGCCCCGGCCTCGCCGGGCGGTGCGCCGCCGCCAAGCCCGCCAGGCGCGCCGGGACGGAACTGGCCGCTCAAGCCGAGGGCGGCGAGCCGCTCCTGGACCTTCCTGCCGTACTCGTCAGCGATGTTCGTGCCGGCCTCCACGGCGTTCATCAACAGCTTGCGCTCCATCTCCGTGAGCTGGCGGTCGGCGATCTCGGGCAGCGCCTCGAAGGTCGCCTGCCATCCGTCGAGCAGCGGGGTCCACAGGTCGGCCAGCTTCATGTTGCCGCTGATCAGGTCGGGGAGGTTCTTGAAGATGTTGACCACGTTGGAGGCAAAGTTTTTGAATCCCGCGCCGATCGCCGTGATGGCGGAGTGCAGGACGTCGACCCAGTTGTCGGCGAACCACTCGATGTAGCGCGGGAGGGCGACGGTGAACCAGTGCTTGATGTCCTCGAACCAGCCCAGGAAGGCGGCGGCCAGGAAGGAAATCGCGCCCTTGAGGATAGCCTTCCAGTTCCCGACCACTACCTCGATCATCGTGAAGGACTCGACGGCCACCCGCGCGATGTTGCGGAAGCCCTCCATGAGCCCCTCGGCAAAGGCGACGATCACGGTCTTGTGCTTCAGGATGCTCTCTGCGAAGGACTTCACGAGCGGCGCCAGGCGGGCGCCGATCTCCTCCCGCACGTCGCCCAGGGCGTTCTTGAGCTGGGCCATCCGGCCGCTGTACGTGCCGGCCTCCGCTTCCGCCACCCGGAACGCCTCCGCACCCCGCCGCAGGACCTCGTTGAACTTCTCCTGGTCGCTCAGTCCCTTGTCGAGCTGGATGCCGTAGCGGCTCAGTGCCTCCGAGTTGCCCTGGGCGGCCTTGGCGACCAGCAGCATAGCGGCGTTCAGTTCCATGCCGTAGGCCTTCGAGAACCCTATGGCGGCCTGCGTGGCCTTCTTGAGCTGCTCGCCCGAGAGCCGGCCGATGCTCGCCCCGAGCTGCATCATGCCGAGCGCGGCCTCATCGCCGACGGTGGTGAGTTTCTGCAGCTCGGCGGCGTACGCCTGCATCCCGGCGAGTTGACCGCCCGCGCCCAGGTCCTGGAGCGCCTGGTTGAGCTTGGCGATGGCCTGCTCCTGTTCGCCGAAGGCCTCGAGGCTGGCCCGCATCTGGGAGGCAATGGCCCGCCCCCCCAGGTAGAGGCCGAAGGCGCCCGCCACGCCCATGGCCAGCCGCTTCACACCCATACCGAAGCGGTTCAACCGCTTCTCCGCGCGGTCGAACCCCTGCATCCGGTCATGGGCCTGGACGATGATGTCAACGCTCTTGGCCATCCGCTATGCTCCCATCATCAGCCACCAGGGAATGCCGGCCTCCGCCCGCCAGTGGCGCTGCTCGCGCCAGACGAACCGGACGGCTTCGAGGAACTGCTGCGCCTGGTCGAGCGTCCCCCCCGCCACGGGCCAGGCGCCCCGTTCCGCGTAGCCGGCAAACTCAATCACTGTCCAATCCTCCCTCTCGATGTACTCGAGCGGGCACTGCGTCAGCTCCCAGTAACCGTCCGGCCGGCAGTGGGGACATCCGGGCCGTTCGGGGGCGGGCTGACCGCGCCCCTCGCACTCCGGACAGATGAGTTCAGGGGCATAGCCGGCCCACTCTCTGAGCTTCCCTCCGCAGCGTCCGGGGTCGCAGTCGGTGCAGAACTTTCCGTGTTGGAGGGCGACTGCGACCTGGAGCCTTTTTTTTCCGGTGGCCCCAGCGACATGGCCTCGGGCAGCCGCGTCAGCAGCTCGAGCATCTCGGTCAGGGTCAGGACCCGGTCCAGCTCCTCGCGGCTGAATGGGATCTCGCGCCCGGTCGCCGGGTCCACCATCCCCCGCCAATCGACGAGGGCAACCATCAGGGCGTCCTCGACCTCGTCGCATAGCCGGCCTATGGCATCATCAGGCAGGTCCTGCATCCGGTCGCTGACCGCCGCGACCGCGCGAAAGTCGCGCGCGGCCAGGTGGCGGAAGACGAAGGACGGCGGGTCCGGCTTGTCCCGGTCGCTCAGCAGCACCAGCTCGAACCGCGCCGCGGGATCCAGTGCTATCGGACTCATCTGTGCCTCCCAGCCAGAGTAGTCAGTTCCTACACGCCCACGTCATCCGGCAGCGGTCTCGCCCGGCAGGGGCGTTACACTCAGAGTGCACGCCACCGGGTCGCACGGCGGCGGCACGAACCCCATGATGTGGTCGATCCCCTCCAGACACTGCCCGGGCACCCAGAGCCATTCACCCGGACGGGGATAGAGCCCGCGTCGTTTCGTGCCCATTACGCGGCTCACGATAGGCTCCCGGCCGGAGAGCACCGCCTTGCCGTCGTCGCCCACAGTGATGTAGACGCTGACCGCGTGCGGCGCATTGAGCCGCTGTGGCGACGCCCCCGGATCGTCCGGCCACAGCCTGCGGGCCGATTGCTCGAACTCCTCGTTCATGACGCACCTCCCGGGAGTACCTTGTCCGGCGTCGGCGTCGCCGCCATCGCCGCGCTGCCCTCCTGCACTGCCGTGACAATCTTCTTGGTGCCGGCGTCCGTTGAGATGCTGAGCGACGTGAGCAGGGGCGCGCTCTGCGCCGTCGGCACCGCGTTGACGAAGCCCTGCACGCCGGGGATGATCTGCAGCGCAACCTTCCGCCACTTCCACGCCCAGCGGCCCAGCGCCAGGAGCGCGGCGCCCACGCCGCCGATGCCGAAGAGCAGGTAGGTGCCGAGCGCCGGGCTGCTCAGGCGCCAGGAACTGCGCGACGGCGTGGCGGCCGCCCGACCGACGTCCTCTTCCCACTCGGCCCTCTCGCGCCGCGCCTGGCCGAGGGCCGCCGAGTAGTCGAGCAGGGCGGACTCAACGGACTCGGCCCGCCGTACGGCGACCGCCGCCACGGGGCCATCGGCTGGTAGAGGTCCTTCCGCTTCGAGCGGCGGCAGCACCCAGGACTCGGCCGGCTTGCCCACGTCCGCGCTGACGGCCTCCGCCGCGCGCAGGGCCTGGTCAACCAGGGCGGCCCGGGCCTGTGCGCCGACCGCGTAGACCCGCGCCAGCACGCGTGCGCTGAAGTCGGCCGCCGCGCTGCGCAGCTCGAGGTGCTCGGGCGTCGCCTGCGGGGCCGGCGCCACCGCCGGCGCCGTCCGCTCGATGCCTATCAGCCCGCCCGCACGGTCCAGGACGCTGCAACCGGCTGCTCCCAGCATCAGCAGGAAGAGCATCGCGATGCAGGCCGCCATGCCCATTACCGCCCACAGATCCCGCGTTCTCATGTCAGGCTCCCATGACTGTCTTCAGTGCATCCAGCAGGAGGCCGGCCAGCTCTTTGGCCGGGGCGAGCACGCCCGCCTGGGCCAGCCCGGCGCCGATCACCCCACCCACCCCACCGGAGCCCAGCATCATGGCGACCATGACGTAGACCTTCAGCTCCAGCCGCTCGACGCGACCTCGGACCGCGCATTTCTCGGCATGCTCAGTGACCGTGTACTGCACGATCCGCCGCACCCAGGGCTCGATGTCCTCGGTGACCTTCGTCAAGTTCTGGTCCTCCTTTGCGGCCATCAGGGTCACCCGAACGTCATGGTGAACTCGTCGTCTCCGGCCGCGGCGGACCGGTTGAACTGCAGCGTCAACTCCTCCGCCTGGACGCCGTCGCGGTCGATCTCCTGGATGTTGCTGACCTGCGCCTTCGGCGCGCCGAGCGTGCACTTGTTCCCCGCCGTGGCGCCGACCACGACGGACAGGGCGCCCTCCGTGCCCGCCAGCCAGATGCCGTAGTTGTCTCGCTCGGCCACCAGGCGGCTCTCCGGGTTCACCGTCCCGAGTATCCGCCGGCCGGTGATGATGGCGGTCGCCAGGCCGGCAGCCTGCGCCGCGTCCGGACGCATCACCACCTCGTTGCCAAGGTCCACGCTCAACTCGCCGGCGACCAGCGCGTAGCTGTCCAGGGTGAACGCGCCGCCGCCCCACCGGGGCGGGATCACCGTCGGGTAGGTCGGGGCCAGCAGGGCCACGTCCGTGGGAGCATCCCAGGCGCCGGTGAAGGTGAATTCGAGGCGCACCGGCTGGCCGTTCACGCAGCGGATGACGCAGGTGCCCATGGCGCCGTGGATCCGCTTCAGGACGCCGTCAGTGTAGAGGCCCATCGTCAGCGTGCGGACGGCGAGGGCCGTCGCCCCATCCGAGGGGCTCGTCGAGCTGACGTGGAAGATCGGGCTGGTCGCCCCCGTCTGGATCACCCCGCAGGCCGGCAGGAGCATCTTCGCCCAGGTCGGCACGCTCTCGCCGCCGTCGCTCTCCGCCGTGCCCGAGCCGTGCAGCTCCACCGCGAAGGTCAGCGTGCCGACTCGCGCGCCGACGACGCCGGGCAGCGGGCCGAAGCCGGCCTGGCCCGGGCGCTCGTGAAACTCCCCGCCGGGCTGCATGTCGGCGTCGAACACGTTCATGACGGCGTCTCCCGCGTCGAGCGTCTCGGGGGTGCCGACCACCGCCTCGACGGCGGCCGCCAGGACACGCCTCTTGCGCAACCGTGTCAGTGCTGTAGGCATTGTGCCTCTCCTCTCATCCTGCGGCAGTGTAGGGGTCGTTGATCGGCGTGCGGTAGACGACGTCCACGAAGACGGCGACGCCGCACGCGGCGCCCCCCTCCTCCACGAACTTCTGCGATCCGGCCGGCGATGTGTCCACGGCCAGCTCGCCCCGATAGGGGTCGGCCTGCAACGCCTTCTCGATGTCGGCGCGCACCCGGTTGATCAGTGTGTCGATGGGCGTCGTGCTCGTGTCGCTCGGGATGACGTAGGCGACGAGGACCAGGGAGAGCGTCCAGGCCTGCCGTGCGGGGTTCCCGGCATTCGACTTCTCCACGTTCGGCTCCGGGTCGTCGCAGAGTATCACCACCTTGCCGTTGACGGCCGGCGCGCCGTCGTCGAAGTCCATCTTGGTCGGGCGGACGGCGTCCAGGTCCTGGTTGTAGCCCGCGACGACCGTGATCCCGTCGACCACGGTCTTCACGTTCTGCAGGATGCGTTCGATGATCGGCTCGGTCATGCCGTGCCCCCGTATTTCTCCAGGACGTAGTTCAGCTTCTGCTCCGTGTAGTGCGCGAGGAGCCGGTCGCCCTCCTGCCGCAGCTCCGTCCGGATGCCTCCATGCGCTTCCCAGACGCTGCGAGGGCTCGGCCCGAGCAGCGGCCAGAGCGGCAGGCGCGGCGTCTTCATCTTGCCGGCGTCCTTCTTCAGCCAGCTCGCGGCGTGGCGCCAGAACGATGCCGTTTCCCCGTATGGCGCCCGCACGAACACCTGGCGGCCGAAGTGCGGCGTCGTGGCGATGAAGGCGGCCGGCAGCAGCACGCGCCTGCCGCCCATCGAGAACGTCACGCCCTTCCTCGTCTGCCGCGCGCCCAGCTCCGTCACGGGGGGCGAGTACCCGCTGAAGTTAAGCGTCGCGACCAGGTCCCGGAGCGTCGCCTTCTTGACGTAGGTGCCCCGGCGCAGGTGCTTGGCCTTCAGCCCGCCGGCCCTGGCGATCCGCTTGCCGGCGTGGCTTCGCAGCGTGCTGATCGTCGCGTTGATCGCCAGCATCAGCACGCGCGGCACCTGACGCGGGAAGGCCGCCAGCATCCGGCGCACGCGGGCGATCTGCGCCTCGTCGTAGCGGATCTCAATCTCACGGGCCATCAGCGCACCTCCAGCGTCAGCATGGCCTCGTCCTGCCCGAGGACCTGGGCGATGCGCATGTCCTGCGCCGCCTGCCCGATCCTCTTCGGCAGCGTCACCTTGTCGCCGCCCGTGTCCACCCCGGCGGAGCTTATGCCCCCGTAGCCGTCGTCGGCGATTGACGTCGCGCGGTTGGCCACCTCGATGGTGAGGTCCGGACGGTTGACGCCCTCGCCCGGGCCCCCCACCGGCCGTGGGACATTGCGGTCCACGATGGCCTTGATGCTGCGCGCGGCCCCACTGCGCGGGGTGTAGGTCACGGACTCCCCCCACTGGTCCAGCATCGCCTCGGCGGCTTCCGTCGTCATGCTCACCATCAGTGTGTCGCGACCTCCAGCGCCGTGCCGATCTTTCTCAGTGCCATGATCACCAGCCCGTGCTGGCGCTTCATCTGCAGGCTGACGAACTTCCCGTAGTGCCACTCTATCCGCAGCGTCCTGACCAGGCGGATCGTCTTCTCCCGGATCATCTGCATCAGGACCGCGTACTCGGCCCCCTCAATGTCCATCTTCACTGTGGCCTGCTCGCCCGCCGGCACCGTCCTCCGCAGCCACCGGCTAAAGTCGACCGTCGGCACCTCGATGGCCGTCTCATATGACACGTCCCCCGTCCGCTTCCCGGCCATCAGCGTGCTGCTCTGCCCATCCAGCCTCTCGCTGTTCCGGTAGAAGCGCATCGTCCCCTCGGCCGTCCAGACCGCCGCCCGGATCAACTTCACCCGGAAGTGCTTGAGCAGCGCGTTCCAGCGCGGGTTCGTAAGGCACGCAGGGTTGGGCTCGAAAGCGTAGATCGTGTCCTCCGGGTGCGCCAGCGCCCAGGCCTCCACCGTCTTGCCCACGTGCGCGCCGCAGTCGATGTAGATGCTCATGCTCCAGCCTCCGCGCCGAAGAACGGCCGCGCATCGACCGTCACCTCATCGCCCCTTCGATACTTCGTCCAGCCCACATAGCCCTCCTTCACCTTCGCCACGGAGTAAGGATTCACGCGGGGCTCGGCCAGCCGGTCGATCCCCGCATCCACCCGGCTCCGCGCGATGAACCGCAGGTGCAGGCACCTCATGTCGCTCCGCTCCCACGGCGCCTCATCGACCAGCCGCCGGTGGGCCTCCGAATAGCCCCGTCCGCCCCGGAGCACCAGGCCCTCTCCGTGGAACAGCGTCCGGCGGTCCGGCGGCCAGCTCTGCACCATCCCAAAGTTGTAGAGCTTGTTCGGGTCGTGGCTCGGCGGCGCCATCCACCCCGTCGCCAGCCGCGAGTCCAGCGCCGTGACGTGCAGGAAGTGCCCACGCACCATCCAGTTGTCCCGAAACTCGCCGCCGAGCAGACGGTCGCGCAGGCGCCTCAATCCGGCCGGGTCATACACCTCATCGCCGTCCACCCCGAAGACCCAGGTGTCCGTCCCGATGAACTCCTGCACGTGCGCGTGGCTGCCGCCCAGGTGGTGGACCATCTGCCGGCCCACCCGCCCCGTCTCCTTCCCCAGCCTGTCCACGATGGAGCCGGTATCGTCCGTGCTCAGGTTGTCCAGCACCAGGATGCGGTCGCAGAGCCCGAGGGCGTTGCGCAGCACCCGCTCGATGTAGCGCTCCTCGTTCCGCACCAGGCTGATGCCGACGATCCGCGTCACATCCTCACCTCGATGGCCTTGAGCACCCGGAAGAAGCGCGCGGAAGAGCTCGGCACGCCGCCCAGGTCCTCCACCTCCCCCAGCTCCCCGCAGTGGACGCAGGCCCATACCGGTTGACAGCGGTAGGCCTCCCGGTCCGAGTCGGCCGCCTCCTTCCAGTACGCATAGTCCAGCAGCCCGATGGTGGCCCCGACCACGCACCGGCGCGTGAACTTCCGCATCACGGCCGAGAAGGCTGGGTCGCGCTTGGCCGCGTCCAGGATGAATATCTCAATCGGCTCCGCGTGCCAGCGCGCACGCTCAATCCGGCCCCGGTGGCAGACCACTACCGGATAGACGGCCTCGACGTTCCGCCGGCAGATATCGCTCAGGTCGTCCCCAACCTGTATCTCAACCCCGCCTGCCGATGCCTTGGCCACCTCACTCTCGCTCGCCCGCCACTGGTCGAACAGGTGCAGCGTCCGATCGTATCCGGCCCGCACCAGCCCCTCGGCCAGCGCGCACGCGCTCGCCCCCAGCCAGCTCCCGCACTCCACCGCGCAGCCGAGCCCCCGCCAGCCCGCGCCGACCTCCGTCAGCCGCGCCCGCAGCGCCTCGCCCGTCATCGCCGGTATCTGCCCGTGCTGCGCCATCAGTGCCTCACAATCCCCGAGGTGATCCGCCCATCGAGCGCCATTAGGTCCTTCTTGCCGCCCTCCATGTGCTGGAAGATCGAGCAGCCCGTGTCCAGGCTCAGGGCCGGGTAGTGGCCCGGGAAGGCCGCCGCCCGCACCGGTATCTGCTCCGAGTGCCTATACTCGCGCGGCCACTTCTCCGACGCCACCAGGTCCGCAACCGAGCGCCAGAATGTCGCCACATAGCTCGTCCGGCCTACCCATGCTCCCGCGTTCAGGTGCCGGTCGCGCGCCGGGAACGTCTGAAGCTCGAAACTCAGGCACGCGTCCGTCGGCCCCTTCCCCGGTCCAGGCCATGCCCGGCAGGCCGCGTTGAACAGCAGCCGCGTCCCCGCCGGCTCGAACGCCTCCCTGTACCGCCGCACCACCTCGGACGGGTGCGCCAGCAGAAGAACGTCGAAAGCGTCCAGCCCGATCACGTAGTCCGCCGTGCAGCCGGACAGAAACTCCAGCGTCAACTCGATCTTGAGGATGTTCTGCCACACGTCCGGGTCCGGGACCCGCATCACCACCGGCTCCACCCCGATCGCCTCGCAGCAGCGCTCCAGGCACGTGGGCCAGGCCACGCTCGACCACGTGAGGAGGGCGTAGGTGCAGTCGAGCGGCACTGCCTGGGGGGGCTCGGCGGACATGATGCGCAGCACCTCGTCCTTCAGCAGGGCCCAGGCGCCGCTACGCCCGTTGGTGCCCGTGGCGTGAAGGACTACCGGCTCGCCGCCGGTCCGGATGTTGCGGACCATGACCATCGATCCCCTCCCTGCCGCGCGCTTATCGGGGGGTTCCGGCCCGGTGTTGCCGGGCCGGTTTTCCCCGATCATCGCCGACCGCCGTCACGGTTAGGAGGTCGGATCGATCTCCATCAGGAACCCGCAGTACTTGTCCACCACCAGCTCGTCCTCATACAGGTTGCCCTGCACGACGGTCGAGTTTGTCTGCGGCTCGGTGTAGACGTTGAACTCCGCAGCCGTGCCGGCGCCCATCGCCTCCCAGGTCAGGAGGCGGGCCACGCAGGGCTCGCTCGGGTCGTCGGTCCGTGCGACACGCGCGACCATCGCGTAGTCCTCGTTCCAGACGTCGGTGATCGTCGGGGTCGAGTCGCCCGGGTTCCCGGCGTCGTAGACCGCCTCGAACGGGATCACCATCTCCAGACCGAGGATGGCCGCCAGCCAGTTCAGCACCATGTCCGGCGTGGCGACGGCCACCCCGCTGAACTTCGCCAGGATCGCCGTGTTCTTCGTGATCAGGTTGACGATCTGCTTGCGGCTCGTGATCAGGGCGTTCGCGGCCAGGCCCGTGTTGGCCCGGACCTTCTCCGCCGCCGCCCCGACCTGCCCGATCACGTCCGATGCGGCCGTGTCCCAGGGCGCCGCGTGGTTGTCCGCGAACAGCGCCGAGCCGGTCCACAGGCTCGTGTTGCAGAGCAGCGAGGCGATGCGCGCCTCGCGCCCCGTGTACAGCTCGCCGAGCACCGTCTGACCCGCCACGACCTGGCTCTGCATGATCGACCGGAACAGGGCCTCTTGTTCGCGGGGGATCTTGTGCTCGTAGCCGTAAATCAGGCACTCGTAGGCCGCGCCCGAGGCCGTGACACCGCCCCGCGCATAGCTCGCGCCCGGCGCCCGCTGCAGGTCGAGGCCCTTCCCCATCGTGCCGGCACGGTTGACGCTGGCCATCGTGCCGGACTTCTCCATCACCACGATGGGCCGGGCGACGTCGGCGGCCCGGAACCGCTGGTTCAGAGGATTGAACTGGTACACGGCCTGTGCGATCCACGGGGCCGGGACCGTTCCGGAGTAGGTCACACTCATCTGACGTCTCCTTCTTCGGCCCGCGCGCCGTGACCCGCGCGAGACAGGGGTTTAGCCCGATCTCCAGGATCAGGTCAGGTTGTAAGCCGCGCCCTTTGCGCAGCTCATCATGATGATGTCGCCGGCCGTGTCGCTCGCCTCCAGCGCCACGCCCACCATCGACCCGGAGAGGTTGCTGTCGGTCACCTCGCCGTTGGCCGCGGTATACAGCTTGTCACCGATGGCCAGGTCGGTCAGATCAGCGATCACCGGCAGTTCGCTCCCCTCCTTCAGGACCGCGATCGGGATCGCCTGCCCCTCCGTGCCGCCCTGCAGCGCCACGCCGAGGACCAGAACGTCATTGTCGGCCGTGCCCGCCGTCTCCAGCACCGTGCCGCTCGTGTCCAGCTTGACCAGGGCATACTGCGTGACAGTCTGCCCCGAAGCCACTTTCTTCGTGACCACATCGGCGTTGACTATCTTGATGCTCATCCGCCCGTTCTCCGTTCAGGGGGCACACGCCCCGCAGTGGATCAGCCCGCAACCGACCGGCCGGCCGGCGTGCACACGCCGTCAGCCAGCTTCGGGTGCAGGCGGGAAACCTCGATCATGGCGGCGCCCCGGCTCATGCCGGCGTGCGCCTCCTGATACTGCGATACCAGGCCGAAAAAGCCCGGCCCCTGGCCGTCGTCGGGCTGCTCCGTGTGCGTCGCCGGGCCGCTGCCCGCCGCCGGCTTCTCGGGCGCCTTCTTCAGCCGCTCGATCTCCTCGTCCTTCTCCGCCAGGAGCACGTCCTTCAGGGCGACCTCCGCCTCGGGCACGTCGTGGCCGAGCCGGTACTGCTCGCTCACAAAGCCCGGGCGGTCCCCGAACTTCGCCTCCAGCCGCGCGAACCGCTCGCGCTCGGCCTTCTGACCCTCCTCCTTCGCCTTCTGGAGGGCTGCCGCTTCCTGCGCGGCGTCCTTCTTTTCGTCAGGCATCGTCTTCTCCTTGTTCGGAGGGCCTGAACCGACGAGGGGGACCGTCCCCCCCGATTCCACTCTGACCACCTGCAGACCACGGCGGGCCAGGTAGCCGTTGAACCACTCCCGCGCCCGCTCGGATTCGATCCCCGCCCCCAGCGCCACGTCCTCCGGCGGCCGTGCGCTCATCCCCAGCGCCCAGTCCGCCCACCGGTCCGCCTGCTCCGCCAACAGCCCCTGCTCCATCCGCGTGAAAAAGCCCCCCGCGTTCGCCGCCGGCTCGTCCACGATGTCCGATGCGTCGAGCCGCGAAAGGCGGCAGTGGTAGTAGTTGTTCACGTTCGCCGCGTCCGGGCTGACGAACCGCCCCTCCTCATCCTCATGCTCCGCCAGGAACCGGTCCTCCGCCCCGATGTCGTGCCAGAACACGATGCTCGCCGCGAACGCCGCCGGGTCCTCCTCCGCCAGGTCCATCACGTAACCCGCCAGGTCGCCCTCCGGCCCGGTGGACCCGACATCCGCCAGGTGCAGGTCGCCGTGGACCTGGTCGCCGTCCCGCCGCAAGTTCCGCGTCCGCCCGAGGAACTTCCCCAGCCCGTCAGAGCAGAGCCCCGGGTGCGTGAACCGCGTCTTCAGCCCGCTCGCCTTCGCATTGCCCGCCGCCACCACCTGGTCCAGAAACTCGCCGTCGACCCACATCCCCCAGCCGAGCGCCTCCCCCCGGGTGATCACCGAATAGCCCCGGATGATCCGCCCCTCCCGGTCCACAGCCTTCGGGCCGGCCGCCGGCGCATCCTCTATTCCAACCGCCAGGCTGCTCCTCGTGCGTCCTCCGCGTTCCATCACTCGCCCTCCTCGGTCTGCGCTTCGTCCGGCGCCTCCTGCGGCCTCTCGCCGTCAACCTCCGCATCCGGCTCCTGCCGCTCGCCGGGCTCCCGCGCGTCGTCCTGACGGTCCCCAACGTCCGGCGCATGGCCCGGCTGAGCGCTGGGCGGCGTCTTCGCCTCGGCCGCCCGCAGGCCCGCGAACATCTCCCACGGCACCTTCCGCCCGGGGTGCGTGGCCTCGATCCGGGACGCCCGCTCGATGGCGTCCACAACCTCGGCCTCGCGCGTGTCCATCAGCTCGTCCCTGTCCTGGTTCAGGCTCTTGCACGCCTGGCTGTGCGTCGCGAAGCCTCGGTCGACCTTGGCGCCCCACGCCTGCGCCTCCTTCAGCTCGTCCAGCCACGGGAAGTCGGGCTTGACCCACTCGTGGCGGTGCGCGTCCTCCCGCGCCCCCAGCTTCCCCGCCACCACCATCCGGTCCACCCACCGATTGCGGATCGTCCGGCTGTACCGTTCCACCAGCCGCTGCAAACGCCGGAACGTCGCGAACGCCTGCTCCAGGCTGCCACGGATCGAGGAGTAGTTCGTCTGCGAGAAGTCCATCAGCACCAGCTCCAGGGGGAGGCCCAGCGGCAGGCCCATCAGCCGAAGGAACATCCGGATTGCATCCGGGAAGTTCTGGCCCGGGATGTTCCGCTCCACCCCCGCAATGTGGTCTCCCGCGTTCGTCGCGTGGAACACGAGCGCCGAGTCGAACTCGTGTACTGTCAACGCCACCTCGCCCGTCGCCGAGCGGTCCTCGCCCGCCTTGCTCGGGTCCGCGATCCCCATATCCGCCAGCGCCCCGCCGTCCTCCCGCGAGATCGAGATCGCCACGCGCGCCAGTATCTGCCAGGCCAGCGCCTCCGAATCGCACACGTCGCTTATCCGGTGCAACATCGGGAACGCCGACTGCGCCGCCGGCATACCCCGCGTCTGGCTCGGACGGTCCAGCAGCGCCATCCACGCCACGTCCTCGGCCGGATACGCCCTGGCCCGCGCAGTGTCCACCTGCCCCAGCTCGCTGTAGGGACTGATCCAGAACCGCACCGGCCGCCCCATCGAATCCGTCTCCACGCCATTGCCCCTGAGCAGCCCCTTCGGCCCGCCGGCAATGCGGTCGGAGTCGATCAACTGCACCTTCCCGTCCACCTCCGCCGGCTTGCTCAACAGGAGGGCGGCGTGGTCCCCCGTCTTCAGCAGCTCGGCCAGCGCCATCGCCAGGCACTCGGCCCACGAAAAAAGGTTGCGCACCTCCGGCTCATCCTCGAACTCGTCCCGCCAGAGCCGTTCACACTCCCCGTTCCACGCCTTCGAGGCGCTCCGCGCCTGGTGACCGAACCCGCTCCCGACCGCGTTGATCACCGCCCGGTCCACCAGCCCGCGATACAACCCGTTGTCGCGGTAGAACTGCAGCGACTGGTTGACGAGATGCACCCGGTCGTTCGCCATGTGCCAGTCTTCCGACCCCGGCATGGCGTACGTCCCATCCCGGCCGAGCTGGCCGGCCGACCGGTAGCCGAGGCACGTGAATCGCCCCCGGCGCACAAGCGTATCGCTGTCGCCGTGGACCACCTTCGCCGTCTGGCTCGGCGGCTTGCGGTGGCTCTCGCGCGTCAGGGGGCTGGCGGGGGTATGCGCCTTGCTCATGGCGTCGGCCTCGGACGCGCGCGGGAGAATGCCGGACGGGTGCCGGCCGCTGCATCGCAGCGCATCGCCTCGTCAGGTTCGGCGTCCTTCAGCGTCTGCAGGTAGGTCTGGATCGCTGAAGTCGAATGCGACCGGCCGCCGCTCGTCATCTCCGCCGTCAGCGCGTCGGAGACCTCCTGGATGTGCAGCCGGAACTCGGAGAGCCGCGTGGCCCCGTACGAGTAGGTAACGTAGTCGCTGTACACCCATGCCATGTTCGCCGCCTCCAAAGCAAGAAGGCCGCCAGGGGGTCAGGCCCCTGACGGCCTTCCGAGGGCAGCAAGCCGAGCCGGGACGCAGCCCGCTCAGCGCGTAACACACCCTTCTACACGATGACCGTTGTACAATGCAACGCTTGTCCTCCCCATATCGGGATGTCCCTCTGCGCCTGGGGGAGTCTGAGGGCGTCAACACGCCAGATTCCGAAAACCGGAATCAGGCACCAGATTACGGAAAACGCAATTGCGAAAAGCGCAATTAGATGGCCTCCCCGATCTCCTTCCACGTCCGCCGACCGCCCGTCAGGCTGTAGTGGCACCCCGGCGTCTTGCACCGCCACCACCGCGTGAAGCCCTTCGTGTCCACCACCGCCGTCTCCGTCCCCCGGCAGCCAGGGCACCGAGCGGCCGAGGAGAAGGCGTACCGCTGCCTCTCCGGCTCACCCGTCGCCGCCTTCCGTTCCGGCATTACGCCCTCCGGCCGCAGCGGCGCCGGCGCCACCATCCCCACCGGCCCGCCGATCCTCTTGCCCTTCGCCATCGGTCCGCTCCTCTTCAGAAATAGTTGAGCCCGTTCTGAGAAGGCCCTCATAGACCTTCCGCGGCATGAGAACGTAGTCGCTTGCTTCCACTGGCCTTGAGGCCTCACCTCCCTCGCCAATGGTCGTGATCAACAGTTCGGCGAGATGATTCTCTTTCAGAAACTCTTGGACGACTTGCACCCCCTGAAGATGGTAGGCCTCCTCCTCCCGGATAGGGGCGAGCCGCTCAGCTTCTGCAATATGCGTGGGACAACGAAGGTACGCCTGCCATTCCTCATAGGCCTTCCGGAGTTCCGCCTGCATGGCGTCCCGTGTTAGCATTCTGAGCTTGCGCAGCCGTTCTTGAACCTGCGGTCTTAAGCTCGCGGGGACGCTCGCCAGCGCCTCTTCCAGCGTTGGGCCCCGTCCCTCCCGCTCACGCCGCGCCCTTTTCTCCGCCCTTTGCATCCCATCGATGGACCCCGTCCTGGTTCCCCGCTTACTTTCTGCCATGATACCTACCTCCCATTCTCTGCTGTTAAGCCTTAGCACCCCCGCACCCGGCCGGGCCGGGTCAGTAGTGCGCCCTGATCTTGCGCTTGCCGTGCTGCACCGCCAGGCCAGGCGACGCCGGGGGCGCCGCCTTCGACATCGCCTTCCGATACTCCTCCATCTCCTCCGCCGACGGCAGCAGGTCCACGTGCGCCATGTAGGCCGCAGCCACCTGGTAGACCTCGCAGTCCCAGTAGTGGTTCGGCGCCCCCGTCTCGCTCGGCTCCCACACCTCCATCGATGGCCCCCGCCCCGTCCGCACCAGCCGCTTCTGCACGTTCGAGAGCTGGCCGTTGTACTCCTCGTCGTTCGCCCGGTTCAGCAGCCAGCCCTCCTCCCGCTCGTCATCCTCCGCCGTGCCCTGCGCGATCAGGTCCGCCAGCAGGTCGCCAAAGTGGTGCGTGTCCAGGAACCATAGCGTCAGCACCTGCACCCGCTTCGACCGGCCCGCCGCCTTCGACCGGCCCGGCGACTCCACGTCCATGAATCCTTTCCCCGGCCAGATGTAGAGGCCCTCCCGGCGGCGCTTCACCGCCCCCGCCCCCTTGATAGCCCGAGCACGCGCACGACGCCGCATCACCCAGCGATAGACCTCCATCGTGCGGCTCGCCGCCTTGCCCTCTTCCGTCGTGCCGCCCGAGTCGATCAACACCATCTCCGGCTGCATGGCCCGCCTGACCGCCGCGCCCGGACGCTCCCCCTCCACGGGCCAGGCCCGCCTGAAGCACAGGTCGTCCAGCTCGGCGAAGCTCTCCGCCCGGCAGTGGAACACCCGCTGCGACTTCATCTCCGGCCCCCATGCCCGCAGCACGAAGTAGAAGTGGTCCTGCTGCGTGTCGACCGTCGCCAGCAGCTTCACCGCCCATGCCGGCACCGTCCCCTGCTCCAGCTCCGCACGCTCCGATTTGTCCGCGTACACGCTCGCCCGCGGCTTGTCGATCTGCTCCTCCCACGGCTCCCCCACCTTCTCCGTCCGGAAGCTGAACGTCAGGTCCAGGTCACCCTCGGCCCGGATGAAGTCCGATGCGATGCTCGCCCACGATATCCACAGGCAGCTCATGGCGTTCACCTGCATCCCCACCCGCGTGCCCCTGGGCCATTCGGCCACCGCCTCGGCGTCCTCTATCATCCCGTCCAGGCTGCGCCACCGCCCCTCCCGCACCATCCGGTTGCGCTCCATCGGCTCGATCCGCCGACCACATCGCACGCACAGATACCAGACGTCCGAGTTCGCCACGATCCGGTCCGCCAGGTCCCGCTTGCCCTGCCGGCTCAGGCGCGCCGGGCGCCCCCCCTCACCCGCCGGGTGCGGCCACTTCAACTGCCGGAAGCTCAGATACTGGCACGCATTGCACCCCGGACACGGCACCATGTACTGCAGCTGGACCGCGCTCGCCTCCCACAGCTTCCAGATGTTGCCCAGCCGGTCCGTCGGCGTCGAGGCGTTGATCTGTATGCCCCGGTCCTCGTACGATGCGATCCGCGTCATCGTCCGCCCCACAGGGTTCGTCTCCCGACCCGCCCACGCAGCAAACTTGTCTACCTCGTCATTGATCACCCGCCTCAACGCCTCCGCGCTGGTGGACGATGCGCTCCCCGCCCACATGAGCGAGAGCAGGAAGCCGTTCAAGAGCCGGATGCGTTCCGCCGAGAGGTCCCACTTGCGCGCGCTGAACAGCCGGGAGGCCTCCGGCGTGTCGCGAAACGCCGGCACTATCTGGTCCGTGACGATGTGCCGCCCCTTCACCCGGTCGGGCAGGGCCAGGCCCACGGGGTCCGGGTCGGTGATAGCCCAGAACAGCAGCAGGTTCCGCAAGGCCTCGCTGACCCCGATCTGCCCCGCCTTCAGGATGTTCAACTGCAGTATGCCCGGCGTCGCCCCCAGGTCCATGATCCCGCGCAGGTACGGCGCGTTCGAGTTCCGCCACGGGCCCGGGATGTTCGACGCCCCCGGCGGCAGCACCCGATAGCGCTCCGCCCACTCCGAGGGCTTCAGCCCCAACGGAGGCCGCAGCGCCTCCCGCTCCTCCGGCCGGAAGATGTCGCTATGCGCCTTTGCCAACGTAGGTCCCCGCGAAACGGGACAGGATGTCCATGATCCGTTCCTTCACCAGCGCCTCGATCTCCCCCCGGCCACGGCCCTCCAGGTCCGGCGCCAGCGACCGGGGTAGCGCCAGCAGCGTCCGCTTGAACGCCCAGAGCTGCTTGATGTGCCGCTCGCGGCATTCCGTCGTGTCGTGCAGCGCCCCCTCGCGCTCCAGCCTGTCCAGCTCCGCGAGCCTGCCCTTCTCCCGCTTGAGCTTCAGATCCGCGCCGGCCTTCCCGTCCCCGTCTGGCTCCAGCTTGTTGAACGGCGGCCGGCCCTGCTCCATCAGCCATTGCAGGCATTCGCCCAGGTTGAACAGGTGCGGGCGGCCGTGGCCGCCCGCCGTGTGCGGCATACCCTCGCCCGCGTAGCGCTGCACCGTGCGCGGATGAACGCTGATGGCCTGGGCGACTTGCTCCTTGGTCTGGTCCCGCTGCGCTGCCTGCGGCCCCGTCGCGCGCACCCGCCGTATCCGCCTCTCCACCGCCTCCAACTGCGCCGGCGTAAGCGACCCCGGGTCGCTCTTGTACCGCTCCACCAGCTCCCGCATGGTCGGCGTCTGGTTCACTCGATCCGTTCCCATCCATCCAGAAGAAAACCGCAAAAGCCGGCACATGGGGCCGACAGAACCCGTCGTAACATTGCTATTGACAACGGGTTACGCTTCTGGTAGGCTACCTGGTGCATTGACTCTATCCCTGGAGAAGATGAGAAATGGACTGGGACAATGGTACGGATGTCTGGCAGCGGACCATCGGCGTAGAACCCCGCATGTTCGTCGAGGCGCATGAGGAGGCAAAGAGCCTCCGAACCGCCCTCATGGATGCCGTGGGAGATGAGTCGGAAATACTGAGATTGTGCCTCTCCGTTCTGGCAACCGCTATTGGGCGCCCTTCTCATCACGCGGGCATTGTTGGCACAATGAGTCCAGCTAAGTGGTTGCAGGCCCTTCAAGGGCATGCCTGAGGCTTGTGCCGAAACTGAACCACCTGCCACGGCGCGCTCTGCGGAACTCCGCAGTAACGCTCGACGCCGCCATGCCGTTCGAGCACATCGAGTAGTCGCCCTTCATCGCACACATGGACGCTCCCATTAGCGACGCGAATCGCTTTCTGCCCCGTTAGTTCCGCTTCAATCGCGCTGAACTCGCTCCCGGCGCGCGTGGCGAGCATCATAAGCACGCGCTTTGCCGGTCCGAAGATGCGCGTGCGTTCAGCCATTGTCACCGCCCATCGACGCTCGCCCCCCCGGCCAAAGAGGTTGCGCCACATCGCTTCATAGGGACGTTCCCAGTGGATGGGGGCCATTTCCAACGGAGTGTGAGGACTCGGCAGGAAGACCGACGGACTGGGCTTCAGCACGAAGCCCTTAGCCCCGGGCAGCGCGCCGATTTTCTCTGCCAGGGTCCGAAAGAAATCGAAGTCGTCAGACTGTTCCCCCGGCAGATCCAGGATCACGTAGAGAAAGAGCCCGCCACAACCCTGCTGAATAAGCACCTTGATATTTTCCACTACCATGTCATCGGACCAGTTTTTGCCTACCAGCTTTCTCAGCCGATAACTCAGCCCTTCAAGGCCGGCCCGGGGCACGCTCCTCTTATGTCGATCAGTTGGCAGGCGCTCTATCATGTCCAGCCGGCAATCGCTGTCCTGCCGTAAGATGAGTCGTCGCTGACACAGGCTATCGATCTCAGCGAACGCACTATGTTCCAGCGGGCTGGGGGCGAAGAGGCTGACGCGCCGCCGCGCCAGCGGGCGTAAGGCAAGGTCAATCTCGGCGAGCGGGAGTTCACGGTAGTGCTTCCGCCACGCGACCGCGCAGAACGTACACCTATGGCGGCAACCGCGAGCAATCTCGATTCGAGCCACTCCGCCAGTGTCCATTCCGAAGGGCCGCATCTCTGCATCATGCCACATCACGGTCGGTTCCGTCCCCGTATACACGCTCTCATGGCCGTGTCCTTGCACGACGCGCTGGAAGATGTCTTCACCGTCCCCCACGACGACTGCGTCCGCGTAGCAGGCGAACGGCACCGGATTGGCCGTCTCAAACCCACCGACGATTACCCGAGGGCGTTTTTGCCCCTTCAGCATTCCCGCACGGCGTAGAAAGTCCGCGAGCAGATAGATGTGCTCCCACCAGAATGCTGAGAAACACAGCACATCAACAAGCGCCGCGGTCTTCGGTGTGACGCGATAGGTTGGCATGGGCGGAGACAGGCACCTCAGACAGAGGCGGAGCCCATATCCGAGGTCGTCGCGCCCGAACGTCAAGTAACCTATCGTCGGTTCACTCATCGATCTGCACCTTAGCCTGGTATGTTCGTGCGATCTGATCGAAGAGCCGCCGCATCTCCTCCCTTTTGCTTAGCCAGATGGCCGCAGGGACTCGGATGTTGATCGCGATGCGGGGGTCCGGGGCGGGCACCTCGACGGCATTTGCATCGGCCTGGGCAGCATTCGCCTGCCGCGAGAGGTCCGCCAGCACGTCGTCGCCCAGGCCGATCACGCCCAGGTCCACGCCCAGCCCCTCCAGGTCCGCCAGCTCGACGCCCAGCAGCCCGTAGTCCCACTCCGCCAGCTCCCCCGTGGCGTTGTCTGCCAGGCGGTAGGCCCGCACCTGCTCCGGCGTCAGGTCGGTGGCCACGTGCACGGGCACGCGCTCGAGGCCCAACCTCTGCGCCGCCTTCCACCGCGTGTGCCCGCAGATGATGACGCCATCGGCGTCCACCACGATGGGCTGCCTGAACCCGAACTCCCTGATCGAGGCGGCCACGGCCTCGACCGCCTGCTCGTTGTGGCGCGGGTTCTTCTCATAGGGCTTGATGGCCCCCGTCGGCCGCATCTGGATTGATAGCTGGACCGCCGTCGTCGCCGGCTTCTTGCTCATCGGTTTGCCTCGCTTAGGGTATCACCACCCCGATTTGCCGGCCCGTTTTTTTCTCGAAGGCTGAGGTCGATTGACCCGCAGGGGGTCCGGCTGAGGGGGGAACCGCTCCTCCCCCGTCGGGCGGCGTGAGTCGCACCCGGTTGCCTCCCATCAGCCCTTCCCCACCGCCTCGCGCACGGCCTCGTGGTCCGTCTTCACCGTCCACGATTCCCCGCCCCGGATGACCTGCAGCCCGAGCTCCTCCAGCGCCGCATCGTCCAGCACGCCGGCGGAGGCCGCCTTGTTGAGCGCCGCCTTGTCCAGCCCGTAGCTCACCTTGTAGAACTGCCGCTTGCGCGCCCGCTGCATCTTCCGGATGACGTCGCGCACCTCCAGCCCGTCGGCCACCTCCACGCGGTCGGGCGCCCTGCGGTAGCTCACCTGGCCGAGCCCCACCTTCAGCGTCTGAGAGCCCGCCTCGAAGAGCTGCTCGCGCGCCCCACTCACCCCGGCCTCCAGCCGCACCTTCAGGTCGTTGACCTTCTGGCGCGCCGCCCGGATGGCCGGCTCGTGCCGGACGGTCACCCCCGCCAGATCGGCGTCCAGCTTGCCCTGCAGCCGCTCCAGCTCCAGCTCGGCCTCGCCGATCTTGCGCAGCTCACGCTCCACCACGGCCAGCGTCACGTTCACCAGCACGCCCTGGTCCTGGTCAGCCATAGCGGCCTCCCCTCATGCGCATTGAAGTGTAACAGTTTCAGTCACAGTGTCAAGCCCCCGCCCGTATGCCCGCGCGCGGTCCGCAACGCCTTAGACCCCTTTGGACCGCCCTCACGCTTGATAGCGCGCGTCTACCTGTATGCCTGTACGCACCTTTAGCCGCCAGAGGCGTCAGGTGCCACTCCCCCGTCCGGCCTCACCCTCGGCCCCATCCGATACGGCCACAGATGGCACTCCGGCGCGCTGCACGTCGCCACGTCCCGCGCCTGGTAGCCCATGCACTCGATGCAGTGGTTGCGGATCGCCGTCCGGGCCGTGCTCACCTCCCCCGCCCGCCGCCGCCGGTGCACAATGGACGTGGACTTCCGTTCTCGTGCCCGCTCCCCGGCGCCAACCCCCCCGAACAGCGGCCGACTGCTCCCTCTCATGTCTCCCTCCCCGGCGGCCCAGCCGCCTCCGATGGTGGCACGTCAACTGCTTTCCGATCCCACAGGGGCTCGGCAGTGGACGTTTCCGCGTGGCCGATCCTCTTCCGCGCGATCTCGCAGTAGCCGGCGTCCTGCTCGATGCCCACGAAGCTGAAGCCTTCGAGCGCGCACGCGCACCCCGTGGTGCCTGAGCCGCAGAACGGGTCGAGGACCGTCCCGCCAGGCGGCGTCACCAGCCGCACCAGCCACCGCATCAGCGCCAACGGCTTCACCGTCGGATGGTGGTTGAGGGCTCGCGGCAGTTTCACGGTGATTCGGTCCGGGCCGCATTGACACCTGTCGCCGCTGCCGTTCGCTTTGACTCTCTTGCCACATCGAGCGCAGGCGTTGCTACTCAGGTTGTGTGCGTCAGGCAAATCCGCATTCCGCATTCCGCATTCCCCATTCGCCAGCCCCGCCTCCCGCTCGCGCCTGCTCGCCTTCGCGCAGTAGAAGAACCGCGACGCCCCGCCCGTTCGTGCGCCGCTGGTAAGCTGGCCGCTCTGTTCGTCCAGCAACCCCGCCGCCTCCTCGTCAAGGCAGACGTTCGCCGGCCAGCGGCCTGCCGGATTAGCCACCTGGATGATCTCCACATGGGGCGCTTCAGCAGCAGCGTGGAACTTGCCGCCGGCCATGCTTTTCTTGTGGCCGGTATCGCGCACCCATGCCGCCCCAGCCACCCGGCACCCATCCACGTTGATCCCCCCGCAGCCGTGCGCCAGCACGTTCTCCGCCACGGTCCCGCACAGCGGCTTCCGCGCCACCAGGATCGGCTCGTACGCCGGCTTGAGAGCTGTGCCCCATCCTTGCCACTGTCGCGCGGCGTCCGTCGCGGGGGCGGTGACGGCCCGTTCAACGAAACGGCTCTCTCGCCCCGCGTGCATGGAACCGCTTTGGATTCCGATGTCTACCATTTCGGTCCCGACGGTCGGGCGCTGGGCGCCCGCCTTCTTGTCCAGCGCCTTGCTCACGTCCAGGCTCTTCGGGAACCCCTGTCCGTGCAGCCACATGACCGTGTCCCGCAACTCAAACCCCGCGTCCTCTATCGCGCACGCCAGCCGGTGCCACGTCCGCGTCCCCCCAAACGCCAACAGGAACGCCCCCGGCTTCAGCACCCGATACGCCTCCGCCAGCCACAGCCCGTGCCACTCCTGGGCGGCAGCGCCGCCTTTGTACTGGGGACCTACGCGGCCCACATGATGCCCGCCATTGAACCCCCCACTTGGGCGGCCGTCCCATAGCTTGTCCCACTCCTTCCCCATGAACTCCAGGCCGTAGGGCGGATCGCCGACGCACGCATGGAAGCTCTCCGCCTCCATCGAGGCCATCACCTCCCGGCAGTCGCCCTCCATGATCTCCCACGCGCTCAATCCGTCCCCCTTCCCGTTGCCTTGCCACCTGCGGAGGCGGCCGGGCCGCCCCCCGTTGCCTTGCCACCTTCGGAGGCGGCCGGGCCGCCCCCCGTTGCCTTGCCACCCCCGGAGGCGGCCGGGCCGCCCCCCGTTGCCTTGTCACCTCCGGAGCCGCACGCTTGCCCGCCCTCCGTCTGGCGGGGTGCGGCGCTCCTTTCCCGCATCACCTCCCGCAATGCGCCCCTCGTCCACAGGCTCTCCACCATGTCCGGCTTCTGCTGCTCGACGTGGCCCCTGACGACCGTGCTCAGCCGCCCCTTGGTCTGCCGGACCACCTCGCCCCGCTCCTCGGCGCTCAGCGCCTCGAACGCCCGCCGCAACGCCGCCCGGTCCGCCTCGTCGCCCGCCGTCTGGCGCCGGCGCTCCTCCTCCGCCGCCTGCGCCGCCTCCAGGCGCTGCCGCTCCTCCATCTCCCGCCGCCGCTCGGCCAGGCACTCGCGGCTGACTTCTGCCGCGACCTGCTCGACGGCCGGCTT